GCTTGGGCTTTGGCAGATAAACTTCATGGGCAGTGAACATGACGCTGGATGTGCCAACCGTGTATCCAAACTCAAGATCCACTGGCGTTCCGCTAGAGGCTGCATCAATCAGGGTCGTGTCGGCAAACCGCACATCGATGCGGCCCGACAGGGATGCCACCGTGGGATCGGCACCATCAATTAGCCCATCAGAACGGATGGTCTCGATTTTCTCGAGATTGTTCGAATAGGTCAGTGAACCAGAGGTGAGGTTTGCGACCGCCGTTCCTGCTTTCTTGATGGAGCCCTGGAATTGACTGATCCGGTTAAAGGCCAGCGTGCTCGGCGTACCACCTTGCGAAGTACCATTACGGGTCTCTCCCTGGGCAATGGCGTTGATGGTGGCTGCCGCCGCACCGGAACGCTGGAAATCCAGCGCAATGGAATTGAGAACCACACCGGCGTGCATGAAGAAGGCAGGCACTTGAGACATGCCAACCTCAACAGAATAGCTGGGGAGACTGTCTATGCCCGACACATAAACATGATCGAAGGTGCCATCCAGATTGTCAGTGCTGGCTGGATCACCAAACAGGCCGGTGAGCCAGAGGCCCAGATAACGGGGATCCATGGGCACTGTGATATCCCCCTCATCATTTATCACATCCTGTAGCGGTGCCAGAGGATCTCGCCCCTGACCCAGCACAGGGTCATCAATCAGGCCCTGTTCGGAGCCCAGAGAGATGCTGTTAAACGGCATCTGAATGAAATTCCCGGACGGCGATGCACCGTAGGTGATTTCTCGTTTGAGCAGCAGTGTTGCGCTCGAACCATAAGCTCGCGACATAAAACTTCTCCTGTTGTTGGCTTGTGCTCAGGCCTTGGACTTAACCAAGGGGGGTGGCGGTTTCGTATTCAACGATTAGGGTCATGACGCCGGACTTGATGGCCGGAGCTCCCGCTACAGCTTCCGTGTTGATTTCTGGGCGAGCATAGGACATTCCGAAGGTAAGTCCGCCGAGGGTTGGGTCGGCTTCCAAGGTGGTGCCGATGGATTGCACAAGTGTATCAAAAGCTGCATCACGTACCGTGGCGTCACCTTCTTCGATGTAGAGTTCGATCTCGATTCCGTGGCTGTAATAAACACCACCAAAGCCGCCAAGCGCAGTTTCTGGCTCGCCCGGATCACCGTCGCGCAGAACGATCAGACCACCGGTTGGAATCTTTTCAGGGACGGCTGTGTTTCGTTCAACCGTTGCACCAACAATGTTTTCCATGCCTTCAACTAGCTCAGACATGATCAACTCAAATTTTGAAACCACAGGCATATCCATTCTGCAAGAGCATGCTAGTATCTAGCGGCGATAGTATTTTAATGTTGGACTTCGATATGCCTGAATTACCAAGCGGCCTAAATCTGGCCATTACACGCGGTGCGTTATTTGATCACGGAGGCAACTGGTTTGAATGCCCCGATGGTCATTTTTGGTATTGGACACCGGCTCCTGAAATGGGGCCGCCGCCCTATGACATTAACGGCGAGGGCTCAAACATTGCTGAACATGCTCCCGTGCCAACGACCAGAGAAGAAGCCAAACGATTCATCCAAGTGGCTGAACTGAATGACAGCGGCATGTACGCATGGCGTGGAGAACTTCTTTATCTGTTCCCCCGATATACAGAGCTAGATGACGAAGACTTGGCAGCGTGGAATGCCTGGATCAACCGTCCAGAAATTGATCAATTTATTGATGATTTCATTATCGAATGTCAGCGTCTTGCCGAAGTCAGCCGACATGTGCGTGGTTATGCGGTCATAGAAGATACCGGCGAACCGGAAAAAGATGGCTGGACTAAGGGAAATTTGAGACTCACTAACAAGGGGCACTAACGGTCCGATAATTGGCTATAATTCTGGTCAATCAATCCGAGAACTTTCCGTTCCCACAGTTTGGCTTCGCGCACCACATCCAGACGTTTCTTAAGTTTCACCTGTGGCACCATGATGAACATGACCACTGTGGCGATGCCCTGTTTCATACGCCCGGTTTTGGTGAACGCTCCACCCTTGGCGCGACGGCCAACCCGGCCAGACTTATTAATGCGAACGCTATCCACTACCAGAAGCGACGGACGGCCACGGCGATAAACAAATCGCAGCGGCCCAAACCGGTGCTCTGGGAAATTACCCGGATTGATTCTCTTGCCGCCAACTCCACGCTTTGGAGCAGCTGGCGTTGGTATCGCCAGCCAAAGGCCGGACTTGCTTCTAATCACAGCCCCTTCATCAAACGTCCGTATGATCTGTGGGGCCTTGGACCAAACCAGTGTCGCAGCGTCATGCCCTTTATTGGGATACGCACGGCTTCTCCAGGTTCTCGCCAACCTTGACCCTAAACCGGCAGCAACCACTTGTTTACGTAGGTCGCCCTTTAATCCTACTCCGGCCTCTTTGATGCCAGCAGCAACGCCGCGCTCAATGCGTTTTGTCTCAGACTTCATATCAGCCATGAGGGAGCCAACAATAGCGGCACCAAGTTTCATGACAGTCGCACGTCGAGCGTCCAGACCAAACGTTCCTGATCTCTGACCGGTTCACCTTGAATGATGTAACTTTCTCCCTCAACGATGAGCGTATCACCTGGCCGAGGGTCTAAAATGTCCGCTGCCAGAACATCAAACAATGAATTTCCGGTGCGTACTCTGGTGTCTCCAAAATCCAGTACTTGATCAGCGCGTTTGGCGATTACATGAATATTAACGGAAGCACCGTCTGCTTTTTGATAAATCGCCTTTTGAGCGAGATTGGGATCCGCAAACAGGCGGCCCATGGCGTCATCAAATGCATTGGTCATGGCACAAATAGAAAAGGCGACCCGAAGGCCGCCCTATCCTTTAAATATCTAAAACGAGGTTAGCCGTTCACACTTTCCTTCAGAGCTTTACCAGCTTTGAACTTCACAGCTTTGCTTGCGGCAATCTTAATGGTCTCGCCGGTTGAGGGATTACGGCCATCACGAGCCGCTCGGTCAGAAATTTCAAAGTTACCGAATCCTAACAGTGCGATTTTCTCGCCTTTGGTCAGGGTTTCAGAGATAGTTTCAAGAACTGCACTGACCGCAGTACCTGCGTCAGCCTTGGAAATCCCAGCTTTTTCAGCAACGGCGTCTTTAAGATCATTAAGATTCATCGAATTCTCCTTTAAATAATGTACAAAGGCCTCAATAGTCCGCATTGATCTGAAACACAATCTGTTAGTGAATTTACCATGCCTGCATCTATCTCCCTTCATATCCGCCTAGCCACCATCGAACCAGAAATCTGGAGACAAGTCACAGTCCCCGCCAACTATACCTTGGCAGGCTTGCACTTTGTCATCCAAGCCGTGATGGGTTGGGAAGATGATCACCTGCATCTCTTTGTCATTGATGGTGAACACTACGGTGTACCTGATGATGAGGCCGGTGGCCGAGCTATTGCTGAGGAAGCCAATGTAAGGCTGTCCCATGTTTTATTAGAAGGCCACACATTTTTGTACAGCTACGATTTCGGCGACGATTGGCGTCATGAGATTGACGTCGTTAAAGTTAGTGATGCAATCGCCCCTTTAGCTTGCCTTGATGGTAAACGGGCCTGCCCACCGGAAGATAGTGGTGGGCCTTATGCTTACGCCGATTTAGTGGAAGCCGTTCGAGCACCCGAATCCGCCGATCCAGAGTTCCTGGACTGGATCGGCGATTTTGATCCGGAAGAGTTTGATCTAAAGCTCGCAAACAAACGTCTGAAAGCCCTGAGTAAACCAAGCTCTACAACGCACTAAGATCAGGTGCGCTTGCCTTTCATCAACACGCGCGGGCGTGTGCAGATGGGCAGCGGGTTAGACTGGGCATGAAGAGCAACCCATCGGCCAAATTGCGTGTCCGGTGCCTGCTTGGCATAACGAGGCAGGCCGATAGTGTTTACCGTTTCGACAAAGTCAGCCGGAGCATTGTATTGGCGGAATAAGCTGGGAACACCGACCGGGAAGAAATGCGCCTTGTTGGTGTCAGTAAAATCGACCGTACCAACCCGACCCCGATATTCCTCGAACACGATACCCGCATATTCAAACGATCCCCGAGCTTGACCCTCGCGAAGGAACAGACCGTCGAGATAACGGTCATAGGCCGCAGACACTTCAGGATGAACAACCAGGTCATCAAAGAATGCTGACCCACAAATAGCATGGATGTGGTCATAAGGCGTTGCACCCAGTTCATCCTCAATCTTGCGTTTGACGTCATGACACTTCTTTTTAACCGCTCCCGCCGTTGGTGAGGCATTGTCGAGATCAAAGTCGATTTCGGTCTGCTGGGAGACACCAAACTCCTGGAACAGGTCATAAAGAACAGTGGTGCCATCGGCATCCAGGATTTGTCCTTTAATCGCACCGATGCGCAGATGCTCAAGCGTTGCATCCAGCTTGCGCGCCATATCTTCCAGGCGATCATTCATCACCTGTTGTACGCCTTCAAGCTGGCTGTCAGAACCAAAGGCACGGAGGTTCTGAACTTCGTCAGCCAAAATTGTATCCTCAAGGGCAATATGGGGAACGGTCAGAGAGCGGGCCCGGCGTTTGTTGTGGGCGTTCTGCACCGCAGGAGCGCCACGTGCCGTGGTCTCCACGAGTGTGAGGGAGCCTTCTTTCTCCTCAATGAGGATTGAAGTGGTCGCAACACCTTGTTCACGAAACAGCCCCAGCTTGCCAATTCGTCCAGGCATAAAGGGGATTTGGTTGATGGAATCCGTCAGGGATACCATCGAGAAAGCATTGGAATTAAATACGTCTAGTGCGGGCATGGGCCTCTCCTATCGGACAATAATGGTGGCGGCGGCCAATTGATTAATGGCCGTCAGTTTTTGGGGGTCGGTAATGCCAGTGGGCCAAACCACCTCGCCAGCATGAACTTCTGCAAGGCGGGTGATAACGATCCCGGGCGCATCGCCGCCAGAGGCATCAACAGCATCGAACAGCACTGCAACTGCGATTTCCGCACCGGACGTGGCAGCGGGATCAATTTCGCGGTATTTTCCAGACGCAGTGACTTGTCCGAGGATAGCCCCGGCGTCCAGGGTTCGACCGTTCAAAACGGTTACGGTTTCTCGGCTAATGGATCCGTTTCCTTCAGAAACGATAAATTCGCCAGCGTGCTGGCCTTCGGTCATGACAGGCATGGGTTACTCCTTTATCGGACGGATTTGTTGCGCGCTGCATAAATGGCAGCGGTGTCAATTGTTGGCTCACTGGGCTTGGGCGTATGGTTTCGCCCCGTGGCACTGACGGCAGATGCGTCATCTTCTTCAGCGCGGGCTTCCAGTAGCTTTGTTCGGACAATTTCAGGCGACGTTGCTTTGGCAATAAAGCCTGACGCCATTTCGGGAGTACCCGCTAAGGCGCAGAGTTGATTAATCTCACTCACGTAAGACAGTGTGGCTTTGCGTTCCTGGGCGCGAACTTGATCAAGGTCGATGACGTTGTCATTCGCTTTGGTTTCAGCACCGGCGTTTTCAGTCGGAACATTCCCGGTGGTGGTGTCCGGTTCTGTATTGGGTTTTTCAGTCATTTTCGTCTCCGTGTTTTCTGGGGATTGTTCAGCAACATTCTCAGGGGGCGTTTGATCGGGGAGCGATGCCAATGCTGTTGGCACGCGGGTAAATTTTGAAAGATCAAAGGTGGCAGCCATTGCAACGGGCTCTTCGATGCGATCTGCAAAGCCTGCTTTCATGGCTTCTTCGGCATCGAACCAGGTCTCTTGGGCCATCCATTCGACAATGTCGGGCTGGTCGCGCCCCGTCTTATCTTGATAAGCAGAAACCAAACCATCACGCATCTTGTCCAAGGCTTCCGCCATGGACCGCATATCTCGAGCACTGCCCATCACTACAGCCGATGGATCATGGATCATGATTAACGCATTCTTGGGCATGACGACTTCATCACCAGCACACAGGACGACCGAGGCTATGGAAGCGGCCAGACCTTCAACCGTGACGATGACTTTGGCAGGGTGGCGTTTAAGCGCGTTATAGATGGCGATGCCATCAAAGACAGATCCGCCCGGACTGTTAATCCGAAGTGTTAGCTCTGAGATATTGCCTAAGGATTTCATCTCATCGATAAAGGCCTTGGCTGGCACCCCGTAGGAGCCTATTTCGTCATAGATAGAGAGCTCCGCGACACCGTTCGTGGCGCGCGCTGTAAACCATGTTTTCATGTGATTTCCTTTTAAGCAGCAGATGCTTTTGAAGGGGTGGCAGGTTGATCTTCCTCAACCATGGAAGAAGGCTTAGCGT